GATTGTCCAATGATAATTTATGGAAACGCACGACGACACAAATGGTCAAATTAGAAGGCAAACTTACTGAACTAGCAGCTCGTCTGCGCGATATGAGAAATTAATATGAAAATGACACAATTAAAGGACATCATTCGTGAAATGATCAACGAACAAATTGACGCAATGGATGAAGACTCACAAGCTGCTAAAGATGCAAAGCAACAAGGATTAACCTATATGTCGTTTGGTCGGTATGGTAAAGATGGTCAAGTCACACATAAAAGTGAACGAGGACGATTGGTTCCAGTAAAAACCTCAGGAGATGTTGGGTTGCGTCCCGGTAAAACTTCTGCATCACAAGATAAAATGTATCGTGCAATGCCAAGTCGCGGTGCCACCGGAATGGATTCTCGTGCGGCAGCAATTAAGGGGCCAGACGGAAAATTGCAACGAGCAGAACCAAGATATACGCCTGATGTTAATCGTGAACGAAACAAACCACAACCGGCACCAGGAATACCAAAAGACTCGCACACAAATCCAGAAACTAACAACCGTGTTGCTACAGCAATGAGTAAATTTAAGATTAATCAAGATGGATACGGTGGCGGGTTCGGCTATGTTGATGATAAAAAAGGTGGATATTACGAATATGATGACAATGAAGGTGGAGCTGATTACTATGCACAAGTCAAACCGCAGGACAACGATGAATACGATGTGACTATTGGCGATCCGCGTCAGAATGACCCAATTCGTGTCAAAGGATTGAAGGGCGTTAAACAACATTTAGAATCACCTGATGATGAATAATATGGCATTACTATGTGAATACACAGAGCTTCAATATAATAAAGAACTTTTAACGGAAGCGTTGGATGGTAATAAACCACTCATTCTTCGTAATGTCGTATTACAACGTGCTAACGCAAAAAATCAAAATGGACGGGTCTATCCCAAAGAAATTTTAATGCGTGAAGCAAGTGTATATAAACAAAATTTCGTTAATCAACGACGGGCTCTGGGTGAATTAGATCATCCAGAAAGTCCTATAGTGAATCTGAAAAATGTGTGTTGTAACATTGTAGGATTATGGACCGATGGTGATGATGTTCGTGGCGATATTGAAATTCTCACGACACCAACGGGAAACATTGTTCGGGAATTAATTCGAAATAATATAAAACTTGGAGTCAGTTCCCGCGGCATGGGTTCAGTCAAACAAATGAGTGAAAGTACGGTAGAAGTCCAAGAAGACTTTGCTTTAATTTGTTTCGACATAGTTTCCAATCCTTCTACCATCGGGGCATTTATCACCGAAAATGTAATGCACCAAGTTGCGGCACCATATGACACTATCAATAAATTAGTACATGACTTTTTAAGTGAAGTGAAGTAATATGCCAGCAACCAGCAAATCTCAACAACGATTATTTGGAATTGTTCATGCCTACCAAACAGGTAAAATTCCTGCTGGCAAAGTAAGTGGAAAAATTAAAAAGATTGCAAAGAGCATATCGGCCGACGATGCAAAAAAATATGCGTCTACGTCACACGATAATCTCAAAGAAATATTGCATGTAATTTTGCACTCTCCTGCATATACCGAAGAAACGTTACGAGAAATTGTAACCACAAAAATTCCCGCTCAAGTAAAGGGGCAAACCGTCGATGTCTTTACGGCACAAATGTTGGTAACCGTGATGAATAAGTTAAATGAACAAAATAAAAATACATTATTACAAAGTTCATTAAATGAGATGGTTGCCGTATCTTACAAAGTCTTAACCTACTAATCTATGGGTAAAACATTATTTGTCAGTGATTTTGATGATACATTGGCACAAACCGATTCCAAAATTTTTCTTACCCGTGGTGGAAACCGAATTGAAATGGACCCTGCGGCATTTGCCGTATACGATGAGCAACCAGGCGATAAATTTGATTTCTCAGAATTTGATAAATTAATTAATCCAAAACCAATTCAACGGTTCGTCAAATTATTAAAACAAGCAATTGGTCGAGCAGATAAAATTGCAGTATTAACTGCACGAGGTCATACTCGTCCCGTTGCACAATTTTTAAAGATGTACGGAATTACGTCTGGGGTATCTATTGCAGCACTGGGAGATGCAAACCCAGAAAAGAAAGCGGCATATATTAGAAAGCATATGAAAGATGGATATGATAGAGTTGCCTTTATTGATGATTCTCCAAAAAATGTACAAGCAGTAAAAGCATTGAGAGCAGAGTTTCCCGATGCAAAGATACTAGTACATCAAGCAAAAGAACATCCTGCACCAGATACTCCATCACCCACGCCGTCTACTCCAACGGCATCAAAACCAGCAGCAGAAGACGACAGTGAAATTGCAAAACAAGCACAGCAAATGGGATTAGATTATTTAGGATTTGGTCGGTATGGTAAGAATAAGAAAGTAACACACACATCACAAAATGGACGATTAGTTCCAAAACAAAACAGTTAATGGAGGCAGTATGGAAGTTATTGTAAAGGATGGTAAGGACGAACTCAGCAAATCATTAAAAGTATTTACCAAGATGGTGAAGAAATCAGAACTATTGCAGGAACTTCGTAATAGAGAACACTATCTAAAACCATCAAAAAAGAAAATATTCAAACGACAAGAAGCATTTCGTCGTAAAAAGCGCGAAGAAAAACGAATTGCACGACAAAAACAATACGATAATTAACGTTTTACAAATTAATCATATATTTATAGTATAGTGAAAACACTAATCGTTAATATTAGTGGGAAATTTAATATTCAATAACAGATAAAATATCTGTTTTATTCCTTTCAGGAGTTTAATTTTATGACGCAAATTACTAACAAGCTTTTAAAACAGGCTATTGCGGATGCCGAGGCAGTTCGTGAAACTGCCGTAGCAAATGCAAAATTGGTTTTAGAAGAAGCAATCACCCCACAGATTCGTGATATGATTTCACGGCGTCTTCGTGTCGAAGCTGAAATGGCCGATGATGAAGATGAAGGCAAAGAAAGTGCAAAGCCAGACTTTCTTGATGCGGACAAGGACGGTGACACCAAAGAGCCGATGAAACAGGCCGTTGCAACAAAGGCTGGCGGTGATATGAAGAAAGAAGCAACATCAGAGACACCGTGGCAAGATGCTGAAAAAGTTGGTGGTGGAAAAGAGTTTCCCGCCGATACATCAGCAATTGGTTCATCGGATAACAAGGAACCATCGGCCGATGCGTTCGACGCATCAGATATCGGTACGGGTCCAGAAGCAAGTACAGATAGTTCAACGGATTGGTACGATGATTGGTCAGAAAGTGATTTTGACCTCGACGAAGTAATTCGTGAACTAGAAGAAGATATTGCAGCACTTTCACACAAGGACATGGACTCCGAAAAGGGTGAATATCCAGAAGGTGAACCAGCCGGCGAAGAAGAATCAGAAGTACCTTCGAATTCGTCTGAAATTGGTAAAGGTTCCATGAAGGAAACTGAATCCGCTATGGATGCCGGCAAGTACGCTAATGCCGAGTTGAAGATGGATGGATCGCATATGAATGCAGAAGAAGATGATGAAGAAATTGATCTTGAAGAAATTCTTGCAGAACTTGAAGCCGACGATGCAGAAATGGGCGATGAAAAAGTTGCTCACGATGCAAAAACGGCAATGGCTGATAAACTTGCGAGACTCAAGGGCGAAATGGCACAATACAGAGAAGCAGTAAATATTCTCCGTGACCGTTTACAAGAAGTTAACTTACTTAATGCAAAGTTGCTCTTCACCAACAAAATGTTCCATAAAAATAGTTTAACCAACGAACAAAAAGTTCGCATTGTTGAATCATTTGACCGTGCAACAACCGTTCGTGAAGTTAAGATTGTTTATACGACATTAGTTGAAAATCTTTCCGCAGCAGTGAAGACGTTCAACGCATCACGTAAGAAAGTTGTTACCGAAGGATTAGCCTCTAAGGCCGTCCCAAGTACAGCTCCAAAGTCGCAACAAGTTATCGTGGAAAACACGGTGGCAAAAAGATTACAAGAACTTGCAGGAATCATTTAATTTTAAGGAGATATAAATTATGTCAGATGTATCAGAATTTATCAACGAAGCGGGTAGTGCACACAAGCACGTTATCGAACAAACCCGTAAATTAGCAGGAAAGTGGGAAGGCTCAGGCCTCCTAGAAGGATTGAAGGGCTATGAAAAGCAGGCTATGTCCGTGATGCTTGAAAACCAAGCAACACAGCTTCTCTCGGAAAACAGTAAGACGAACTCAGCTGGAACCAGTGGTGAAAACTGGGCCGGTGTTGCACTTCCCTTAGTCCGTAAGGTCTTTGGTTCAATTGCCGCAAAGAACTTCGTGTCTGTACAACCAATGAACCTTCCAGCAGGACTTGTGTTCTACATGGACTTCAAGTATGGTTCAACGTCAAACGGTCAAACGTCAGGACAATCACTTTATGGCACCGCGGCATCGTCAACGTTCGGTGGATTTGGTAATACGAACACGGGTGGTTTATATGGCGCAGGTCGTTTTGGTTATTCATTGAATGATCAAATTACATCGTCATTAGCCTTTGTACCACAATCTGCATCATTTTCCGATGTAAATTACAATCAAGATTACGTAGCAACGGGAAGTCTAAGTAAATACACGATCTCTGGATCAATATTACCAAGTGCTGATTTCTTAGCAGTTCGCTCATTTGCTTTAAGTGGATCAGTAATTGATTTTGCGGCATTACTATTACCAGAATTTACCAAGTATGATGGCACCCAGGTGACATTCATTGTTAGTTCATCGGTACTAGCAACAAAGACACTTAACAGTGTTACATTCACAAAGGCACCTGTCGATACAGCACGTGGCGATTTCGAAGATCGTGACGGCTCAACAAACCTTAACATTCCAGAAATTGATTTGGAACTTAAGAGTGAAACCATTGTTGCCAAGACACGTAAGTTGAAGGCAGTATGGTCACCAGAACTTGCACAAGATTTGAACGCATATCATTCAGTAGACGCTGAAGCAGAACTCACCAGTATGTTAAGTGACTATGTTGCAATGGAAATTGATCTTGAAATTCTTGATATGTTAATTGGCGCTGCACCATCAACCACAACGGAATTCTGGTCAGCAGAAATTGGTTCAGTCTGGAATGGCAGTGCATTTGCCGCCAGTAGCTTTACGGGTACGGCATGGACAAACATGACCTGGTTCCAAACACTTGGTCAGAAGATGCAAAAGGTTAGTAACAAGATTCATCAGCTCACGATGCGTGGCGGTGCTAACTTTGCAGTGGTGTCACCAACGGTGGCAACAATTCTTGAAACCATCCCTGGCTTCGCAGCCGGAACCGATGGCGACAAGATGGAATTTGCAGCCGGTGTCACGAAGATTGGTAACTTCCAGAACCGCTTCACCATATACAAGAACCCATACATGACAGAAAACGTGATGTTAATGGGCTTCCGTGGCAACCAATTCTTGGAAACGGGTGCAGTGTACGCACCATACATTCCATTGATCATGACGCCACTTGTGTACGATCCAAACAATTTCACACCTCGTCGTGGCGTGATGACGCGTTACGCGAAGAAAGTAGTTCGCCCCGAATTTTTTGGAAAAATCTACATCGACAAGCTCAACCTCGTCTAATAGATTTTGTAACACGATTAATAAATTGGGTGACCTTCGGGTCACCCTTTTTATTGTCATAAAGTTATGGTTATATAAACTATTTTGATATTTATAGTATATGACTCTAATAGAGGGCTTGTATGCAGAATCGTGAACCAATTATTTTTGAAGAAGCGCCAATCAATCCATATAACCTAACGGCATTTGGTTTTTATGATAGTGACGCAGAGTTTCAAACGGAAGCCCCTCGGGTTGCATCATTTGTGGCAAGGCGGCTGGGTTATCCTGTCGTGGATGTGGAGCTTACCCATAGACAAATGTATACGTGTCTAGAAGAAGCCATTACCACGTATAGCAATCAAGTTAATCAATTCAATGCCCGTGAACACATGCTATCATTACAAGGCATGAGCACGTCCACGAATATTACCCAGCGAAATATTCTATCCACGCCACTTCCACAATTGGTGAAATTGTCCGCACAATACGGCATGGAAGCAGAAAGTGGTGGTAATGTCACAGTAAAGAAAGGTTTTATTACTGCCTCTGCCTATCAACAATCCTATGATCTTAAAACGCTGTGGGCAGATTCAAAAGAAAGTGGATCGGCAATTGAAATTCGTCGCATTTATCATCAGATGCCACCAGCAATTGCACGATATTACGATCCATTTGCCACAACGGGTCTTGGATTAACCAATCTCATGAGTGAGTTTGGATTTGATGGATTTTCTCCACCGGTCACCTTCGTAATGATGCCTGCATTTGAAGATTTATTGCGTATTCAAGCAATTGAAATGAATGATATGATTCGTAAAAGTCAATATAGTTTCACGGTATCCAATAATATTGTACGCTTCACTCCAATTTTTACCGAAGCTACTGAAATATGGTTTGATTACATTGTTATCTCAGATAAACAAAGTGGAAACGCATTATTGCAATCGGGCTCAGAAAATAGTACAGTATCGGATTTATCTAATATTCCCTATGATAACATTCAATACAAGAATATCAATAGTATTGGAAGAAACTGGGTATACCGATATACACTTGCATTAGCAAAAGAAGTATTGGGAAATATTCGTTCTAAGTACGAAAATATTCCCATTCCTGATGCACAAATACGATTAGATGGTGATACACTTCGCAGAGAATCTGCTCAAGAAAAGGATAACCTAATCAAAGAAATTCAGGAAACCTTAGAACAAACAGGTCATCAAGCGCAAATGAAAAAACATATGGAAAATGCAGAAGCAATGCAAAATATGTTCAAGTATGTTCCAGTACCTTTCTACGTCTTATAATATATGCCAAGATTTGTCACAGAGCGCGATTTTTTATTCTTTCAACAAATCAATCGAGAAATTGTGGTTGATGTGATAGATGTAGAAGTCATACTATATAAAATAATCCAAGATATTGCTAATGTGAATATTTATGGGGAATCCGTTAGCAAAGCACGATATCGCGGCATTAGTTTAAACGCGTTAATAAAATATCCCAAAACGCAACCCGCATCAGAAGGATTTGGTTATGATGCGGCACAGCCTGGTGTGGAGTTTCGATTTGTGCGAAAATTACTACAAGACGTAGACGTATATCCAGAAGTTGGTGATATTATTCTATATAATCAAAATTATTATGAAATTGATAATACCAACGAAATTCAACTAATTGCAAGTCGGCCAGATTATAATCATAACATCATTTGTGAAACGCATTTGACTCGTAAAAGCAGTGTTAATATTGAGGAAACCCACACATGAGTACGCCTATATTCGACAGAAATCGTATTACAATGCCAACACGATATAACCGTGGTATGGATAACAAAAATGTCACAGGCGTCAGCTCACCCGTGTCTGTGGGGTTATATACGGTGGACAACGCCATATTGAAATACTTACAAACAAAGATTAAACCCGTAATAACACAGGACGGTAAACAAATTCAAATTCCCGTTATTTACGGTAATCCAGAACGGTGGAAAAGTGCGCAACAAGATGGGAATATCCGTGATAAGAATGGAAAAATTCTATTGCCAATTATTATGATAAAACGCACGACTATGAAACGAAATCAAATAGCATCTCCCGTAAACAAGTACCAACAATATACGTTTCGGGCAGGGTGGAATTCTAGAAATATTTACGATAGATTTACCGCACAAAATGGCATTGTTCCAAGTCAAATTTATCATACCACGATGATTCCCGATTATTATGATTTTGTGTATGAGGCAATAATTTGGACGGAATATATGGAACAAATGAATGGGGTTGTTGAAAATATTTCGTTTGAAAGTGATGAATATTGGGGTGAAACAAACAATTATAAGTTTGTCACCAAGATTTCTCAGTTTGAACAATTAACAGATCTTCCCACAACGAATGATCGACTTGTGCGTAATAAATTTTCGATTGATGTAAAGGCATATATACTTCCACAAAGTGCATTGGACAAAAACAGTAATAGAGTAGCAACAACTCAATTACAATATTCTCCAAAAAAAGTGATATTTGACACAGAAATTCTTACGAATACTATATAATAATAACTTTGGAAATAGTGAGTGATATTTATTAATTAGATTATATGAGTTTCGACACGAAATTATATATGTATGATATATAACCGTTTTATACAATGAGGCAGGTATGAAAAAAGTTACTGAAACCGAGTTATTAGAAATTCAGAAAATGCGGGAATCACTTCTTGAAATTGTTGTTTCGATTGGAGAACTAACGCTTAATAAATTTCTAGTACAAACACAGTTGGATAGTATTTCTACAGATATTAATGCGCAGCAATCTGCATTTATGGATTTTAAAGAAAAAGAAAGGGTTTTATTTGAGAAGTTGCAACAGACATATGGAACTGGTAACATAGATATGGAAACCGGGGAAGTATCAGAATAATACAACCCACACCTTGGAGAATAAGTAATGGCTAACGAGCGCATAGTATCACCCGGAGTATTTACCAGAGAAAGGGATTTAAGTTTCCTTACTCAAGGTATTAGTGAAATCGGGGCAGCATTTATTGGGCCGACACCAAAAGGCCCAGCGTTTATCCCGACCATAGTACGTGGTCAACAAGAATATGTTACCAGATTTGGTGAAGCAGATACCAATCATTACACAGGATTGGCGGCAAAAAATTATCTCCGTGAATCTGCCGTGGCAACGGTGGTTCGTGTATTAGGAACTACTGGATATGATCCGGCTACCACGAAGTCGGTGGTAATTTTTGCCACAGGCTCGGCAGGTAAAAAAGTATACGCGGTATTACATCCAAGTAGTACAGGCAATACACTTACAAATGCATTAGCGTCGGGAACTACAAGTAGTTTTAGTTTAGTGGTATCGGGATCAGGCGGTGCAATTATCAGTGCAAGTGCATTAAGTCCAACGGAAGGATTGTCCAATTCATTCCAAGATTATTTTTCTGCCACGCCAACCACAACACAAAATTCATATGTATATGCAATTTTCCCAGAAGCAGTTACTGCATCACTAGGAATTAACATTACATTCCAAGCAGTAACATCCAGCACTGTGTTGAATTTTAGCGGATCAAGTTATGGTGAGTACAACCACGCTAGTACGCCGTATATTCAATCACAAACATTGGGTGGTAGTAAATTAGATCTATTTAAGATTAATACACTTAGTGACGGCAATTCTGCAAACAAGGAAATTAAAGTATCATTTGCAAACATGAAGCCAAGTGGTGATGCTGAATATAATTTTGGTACCTTTACAATGTTCGTTCGTCGATATGATGATACGGATGCACGGTCAGAAATATTAGAACAATTTGATAATGTAAATCTTGATCCAGATAGTCCAAATTATATTGCACGAATCATTGGCAATAGTGCACCAACCGAAGATACCGTAACGGGTGAAATGTACTATCAAGGTGATTTCCCGAATAATTCACAGTATATTTGGGTAGAAATGACGGATTCGCAGATTCCAGAAACAGCACTTCCGTTTGGATTTGCGGCATATTCATCTACGATTTCTGCAGCATCATCAGAATTAAGTGCTCCCGATTATGTTACAAGTCGTTGGCTTGATGGGGCAGTTGAAGGATATACTACCCAATCAATCGACAAGAAATACTTTTATGGTTGGAATTTTGACGCAGCATATGAAACCAATAATTCTTACCTTGGACCAATTCCATCGGGATCATTGACTGTTGGTACGGTATTTAATCTTGAAGACATTGTGGATGTACCGAATGGAACAGTACCAAAGGCAATCTCATTAACGGACGCAGATAGTTTCATCTATCGTAAGTTCTCAGTGGCATTCCAAGGCGGATTCGATGGGTTAAATCCTGCACGTGACATTAATATGGGTGGCGATATCGTTGCTACCAATAGTCAAGGATTCAACTTAGCAACGTCAGTATCAGCGGGATCGGTATCCTATAAGAAAGCATTGGATGCTATTAGTAATCCCGATCAGTTTGATTTTAACTTGTTAGTACTTCCTGGTGTAATTTATGAACTACATTCATATGTTGCAAACTATGCATTAACGTTGTGTGAAGATCGTGGTGATGCATTCTTCATCATGGATACCACACAATTAACGGCAACACTGGCAACAGCAACAACAAAGGCCGCTGAAATTGATAGTAGTTACGCAGCAACCTACTATCCGTGGCTACGAGTTATTGATACGAATACCAACAAGTTAATTTATGTTCCACCTTCAGTGATTCTTCCAGAAATCTACGCATACAACGATAATGTTGCAGCAGAATGGTTTGCACCTGCTGGATTAAATCGTGGTGGCATTGCAAGTGCAGTCGGTGTCAAGGTTCGCTTACCACAAGCAAGTCGTGATACACTCTACGAAGGAAAGGTTAACCCAATTGCACAGTTCCCAGGACAAGGCATCTGTGTGTGGGGTCAGAAAACATTACAACGCCGTTCATCAGCATTGGATCGTGTGAACGTCCGTCGTTTGTTAATTGCGGTGAAGAAGTATATTGCAAGTTCGGCACGTTATTTAGTGTTCGAACAAAATGTTGAAGCAACGCGAAATCGTTTCCTTAACATTGTCAACCCATACCTCGCAAGTGTACAAGAACGTTCTGGATTGTACGCATTCCGTGTGGTTATGGACGACACAAACAACACACCTGATGTGATTGATAGAAATATCCTCTACGGACAACTCTATCTACAACCCACACGAACAGCAGAATTCATCGTTCTTGACTTCAATGTTCTCCCAACGGGTGCAGTTTTTCCCACCGCGTAATGAGATAGTGGGGGGAGGAAACTCCCCCCACAAATTCAACTTTAACACTATTTATAGTTAGATATCCTTTCGGAGATTATACATGGCAAACTTAGTATCAGAACAAGAACTTTTCTTTACCGCGTTCGAACCAAAAATGAAGAATCGGTTCGTCCTATATATGGATGGAATCCCTTCATATATTGTAAAAAAAGTCGCACGTCCAACACTTAAGCAAGATTCAAAACCATTAGACCATATTAATCTCCAACGATATGTGAAAGGCAAGACCACATGGGGAAGTATGCAAATGGAATTATACGATCCTATTGTTCCATCGGGTGCACAAGCCGTTATGGAATGGGTGCGTTTACATCACGAATCGGTCACGGGTCGTGACGGATATCTTGAATTCTACAAGAAAGATTTAACACTCAATGTTCTTGGACCTGTTGGCGATAAGGTTGAAGAATGGATTATCAAGGGCGCACAAATTACTGAAGTTAACTTTGGTGAACTTGATTGGAGTACAGATGATGTAATGTCATTTACACTTACTATCCAACCCGACTACTGCGTACTCAATTTCTAATTATAGGGTATTTTTTAATAAGATTCAATATAAACTAATCTGAGTGGAATTTTAAAATTCCTCCGTGATATAGATAGAATCTCCACAGCGTTACAAATTGCGTTGTGGAGATTTTGTATCTAAAGTCATATAAAAACATCCGATTAACATACTGTTTGATATTTATAGAAGAGTATTTTTTACAATGAGAATTATATGGCAGATACTACCTATTTTCAAATTGGGCAAGGTGAAACATTTACAGTATTGGTGCAATTGAAAAATCGCAGTGATAACAACACCCCATTGGATATTACTAACTATATATTCGCCGGCCAATTACGAGAAAATTACACCACGGATGAGGTTGCTGCAACCTTTTCGTTTGAAAAGATACTTCCGTATACATCTGGTAGTTTTTTTGTAAGACTATCGGCGGCAGATACGTTGTTGCTAACGCAACGTAAATACGTGTATGATATAAATTATACCAGCGGATCAATAATTCCCGCAGTTCGTCGTATTTTAGAAGGTGGGTTAACTGTAAGACCAACCGTGACTAGACAATAAATGAATAATATAAAGTTGGACATTCCTGACATTACCGTTGTAGTAGATAGCGGATATGCTATATCCGTCGATGGATCTGGTAGTTATTTTATCGTAGCCGATACCGCCACGTCTGCAATTACAGCCAGTTATGCACTTACATCAAGTTTTGCAGTAAGTGCACTTACATCAAGTTACGCACTAAATGCAACGGCTACAGTGCCTGCGGGAACTGTTTCCAGTTCACTTCAGTTTAATTCATTAACTCTTCCCTTTACTGGCTCCTTCACTGGGTCGTTTCGCGGCATTCTTACTGGCTCTACGTTTGGAACGGCCAGTTTTGCAGTTTCTTCATCGCGGGCAATCACATCGTCGTTTGCAATCACATCATCACGGGCAATCACTGCGTCATTTGTTGATTATACAAACATTGCAAATAAACCCACGTTGGTGTCCAGTTCCACGCAAATTAATACAGGAAGTTTTAGTGGAAGTATAACAACCGCATCCTTTGCCACCACAGCAAGTTACGCACTAAATGCAACAACAACAGTGCCGGTGGGCACCGTTTCCAGTTCACTTCAGTTTAATTCATTAACTCTCCCATTTACGGGCTCCTTCACTGGGTCGTTTCGTGGGGTCCATAGCGGCTCTACGTTTGGAACTGCGAGTTGGGCTAACAACGTAACTTCGGCGTCCTTTGCAACCACCGCATCCGCAGCAACGTCCATTACGTTTACTCCATCAACTGCCTCCTTTGCAACCACCGCAAGTTTTGCACTAAACGCATCAGCGGCAGCAGCTGCGGGAACCGTTTCTAGTTCACTTCAATTTAACTCACTAACCCTTCCATTCACAGGCTCCTTCACGGGATCGTTCATCGGCACAGTAACATCGGCCTCGTTTGCAACATCAGCATCTTACGCACCTGGCGGTGGTACAACATTTCCTTATATTGGTACGGCGGTTATTAGTGGATCACTAATTGTCAGCAGCAGTGTTACTGCGTCAGCATTCAAGGGTGACGGTAGTCAACTTACCAATCTACCAAGTGGATTGGTCGTTATTGATTCTTATACGTTTGTTGGAAATGGTAGTGTATCTAATTATACGCTAAGTAACGTATATGATATTTCATCCTTAATTGTAACTGTCGGCGGCCTTACCCAAACAAGTATAATAGATTACACGTTAGCTGGTACAAACTTATCATTTTTAGTTGCCCCGGCATCGCAATCAAATATACTGGTTCGTGCAGTAGTAAATGCATCGACGGGGGCAGTTGGTTCATTTACCGGCTCGTTATTAGGTACGGCGTCTTTTGCAACCACCGCAAGTTTTGCACTCTCGGCATCTTACGCACCTGGCGGGGGTACAACATTTCCTTATACTGGCACCGCAGTTATTAGTGGATCACTAATTGTCAGTAGTAGTGTTACTGCGTCAGCATTCAAAGGTGATGGTAGCCAACTTACCAATTTACCAAGCTCATCGGTTGTTATTGATTCTTATACATTTACGGGTAACGGTGCTGTATCCAATTATACGCTAAATAACGTATATGACATTTCATCATTAACCGTAGTTGTTGGTGGTCTTACCCAAACAAGTATAATAGATTATACGTTGGCTGGTACAAACTTATCATTTTTAGTTGCTCCGCCATCGCAATCAAATATATTGGTTCGCGCATTGGTAAATACATCGGTAGGTGTAGTTGGTTCATTTACCGGATCGTTTACGGGTGATGGTACCGGATTAACGGGAGTTACGGCCACCGTATTTCCATATGTTGGGGCAGCAGTTATTAGTGGGTCATTGACCATTACGGGTAGTAACGCATTAAATATCACGGGGTCTGCCACAATACTCGGTGCATTTCAAGCAACGACAAAGAGTTTCAAAATTGACCATCAACGGTTATTGGGCAAAAAACTTATTTATGGTGTATTGGAAGGACCAGAACACGGTGTATATGTACGAGGACGACTAACAAAAAATAATATTATTCAACTGCCAGAAGAATGGGAATGGCTAGTAGATTCTGATAGTATTACCGTACAATTAACGCCAATTGCAATACAACAAGCATTATATGTACAAAACATTGAAAATAATACCGTAATCATTAATTCCAGTACACCAATTGATTGCTTCTATTATGTACAAGCAACTCGTAAGGATGTAAACACATTACAGACGGTAGAATGATATGATAATATATGCAGGAAGTTGCCCAACGGGCAATTTAACCAGCAATGGGTTAATTATGTCAATTGATATGGCAAATAGTTTTTCATATATAAACACTAACGGCAAAAGACGTAAGTAATAGAGGGGCAACTGGATTCATGCACAGTAGCAATTAATCCAAACATCGTGCGGCAATTATGATAATTTTACATGTTTTGTTGATATTTATAGAAGTGAGTTACCTTTCCTTTACTACAAGATAATTATGACGACAACAAAAATATCCGGTTTACAAATACTCGATAATACAGTATCGTCATCTATTATAGTAAATTTTGATGCGGAAGTAAGTAGGTCGATGTCATCGAGTGGGTTTAAATCAATGCCCCCCGGTGCAGTAAGTAGTTCTGCTCAAATTAACACCGGCTCATTTACGGGATCGTTCACGGGCACCTTAATTGGCACGAGTAGTTGGGCAAACAACGTTGTTTCGTCATCCTTCGCAACTACCGCAAGTTTTGCACTAAACGCCTCGGCAGCCGCAGCTGCGGGAACCGTTTCCAGTTCACTTCAATTTAACTCACTAACCCTTCCATTCACTGGCTCCTTCACGGGTTCGTTTCGTGGTGTCCTTAGCGGTTCTACGTTTGGAACTGCAAGTTGGGCCAACAACGTAGTCTCGGCGTCTTTTGCAACCACCGCATCGGCCGCAACGTCCATTACGTTTACTCCATCAACCGCTTCCTTCGCTACCACCGCAAGTTTTGCACTAAACGCCTCGGCTACAGTACCCGCAGGTACCGTTTCCAGTTCACTTCAATTTAACTCGCTAACCCTTCCATTTACCGGCTCCTTCACGGGATCGTTTATCGGCGTGCACAGCGGTTCTACGTTTGGAACTGCCAGTTGGGCTAACAACGTAACTTCGGCCTCCTTTGCAACTACCGCAAGTTTTGCATTAAACGCAGCAGCTGCGGCAGCAGGTACCGTTTCTAGTTCTGCGCAAATTGTCGCAGGCATTGCAAATCAAAATGTTATACTAGGTGTGGTTACGT